AAGCACCAGTGGATTTGGCGGGTCCGGTTTCAGTGGAGCAAGCGCCAGCGGCTTTGGTGCTGGCTCAAGTACCTTTGGTGCTAGTTCATCCAGCATGTCTCAAACAAATTCGTTCAGTGGCACTGGCCAATCCAATAGCAATTTAACAAGCACTGGCGGAGCCATGCAAGAAGGCGGTACCACGACAATTGAAGCATCAAAAGGATTTGGAGATTTTATCAATAGCAAATGGCGCCCAATGATGGCAGTGATTTATATGATTACCTGTTGCACAGACTTTGTAATATTTCCAGTGCTATGGTCAATAATGCAATCATTATTTCATGGGTCGGTTACAAGTCAATGGTCACCACTAACACTACAAGGCGCTGGCCTGTATCACATTGCCATGGGTGCTGTATTAGGTTTAGCGGCATATGGTCGTAGTCAAGAAAAGATTGCAGGTAAAGCATAATGACAATTAAAATTAATCACTCTCAAGAATCTTTTACACCAGAATCTGGTGTTTTAAAAATTGAAGGTAAAGGAGCCTTAAAGCTTCCCAGCGGGCCCGAATCAGACCGCCCAGTGATTAGTGCCGCCGGCTATGTTAGATTTGATCAAACTGTAACCAAACCTGAATTCTTTGATGGCACCAATTGGCAAACAATCACAGATAAAGTTTATGTTGACAACAAGGTTGCAACAGAGTTGACCAGAGCAACCGGCGCAGAATCAGTGTTAGATCTTAAAATTGATAATTTAGATTTAAATGCATTGACTGATGTAAACATTACAAATCCAACAGACGGCCAAGTAATTACATTTGACTCGGCACTGGGACTTTTTAGAACACAGACACAAGCATTCAGTGCAATCACAAAAATATTTTCTGGTGATGAATCAACAATGACATTTGATCTGCAGATGTCAGTGGCTGGAGTAAACAACTTGGTTGTATCTGTAAATGGAATACAACAAGAACCATTTTACAGTTTTAATTTGATTGATGGGCACATACTTGCATTTGATGAACCTCCAGAACAAAATGATAGAATTTTAGTCAGGGTGTTGAAGAGCACAGTTTCAAGTGACAGGCCTAGACCCAACATTGTTGGATTGTATTATGCCACTCTTTCTAATTTTACCACAATTACAATTGTTGCAACAGATATAACATATGGCACATCAGTTAAAATTGGCGGTAAGGCAATTACTAGAATTGATTATCCGTCATCAGACCGCATGCAAGTCATGATCGAAACTTCATTGATGTCAACTCAGTTTTGGCAACAGTCGCAGGATTTGACAATAGTCGACACCAGTGGCAATGAGTTTGTGTTTCCAGGCCTTATTAGGGTAGGAACCAATCAGCCACATTGGACAGACTCAACCAGCTATATCGGAACATTTTCCGGTGGAGACAGCGTTATTTTTCCAATTGGAGTAAATAATGCTACAAACTTTACTATTGATCCAGCATATGATGGAGAAGCCGCAATTTCGTGGCTATCAATTAGTGGAGGTAATATCGTTGGTACTGCTCCTCAAAACAGTAGTCCAAGCAGATATGAAGTAAAAATTACAGCCAGTGATGGTAGCGTTTATATAACGAAAAACTACTGGTTGTTAGTGATATAATATATTCTCATGTTGGTTGGCACCATACTTAAAAATGCCAAGATTAGAGTTCACTAGAACTCTTTAAGAGGATAAAAAAATGCCAATTATTAAAGCCAGGTCAAGTTCCCTATCAGGATCGTTGGACCTTCGTGGAACTCCTACGGCGCCAACCGCGTCACAGTCAGTACACACAACCCAAGTTGCTACAACAGCCTATGTTGGAACAGCCGTAACAAATTTAATTAACTCTGCTCCTTCAGTACTAGACACACTATCTGAATTAGCAAGTGCGATTAACAATGATGCAAGTTTTACATCAACAGTCACTACAGCACTAGCTGGTAAACTGGCCAAAGCCGGCGACACAATGTCAGGTTTCTTGGTATTGAATGCTGATCCAGTTGCCAACTTAGGTGCTACAACCAAGCAATATGTTGATTCGTTGATCAATGGAATTACAATTAATAGTACAGACGATGTACCAGAAGGTTCAAATAACCTATACTACTTGACAACTCGTGTTCGTGGTGATATTTCATTGTCAAGCAATAACACCAGTGTTTTAGACTATAACAGTACAACTGGTGCGTTCACATACTCACATCCAACAAGTGATGGCGTATTAGAAGGTACTACAAATGTATATTTTACCAATGCAAGAGCTAGAACAGCAGTTAGTTTAACAACCGACGACAACAGTATTTTAACATACAGCAGTAGTACTGGTGGATTTACTTTTGCTAAACCAGACACAGATAAAGTAGCAGAAGGTTCAACCCACTTATACTTTACAACAGCCCGTGCTCGTGCAAGTGTAAGCAATGGTTCCAATATTGCTTATGATTCAGCTACTGGTATTATCAGTACACAAGCCGCAGTTTGGTCAGTTAACGGACAAAACCACACAGTGGTATTGACAACTTCTGACATCGCCGAAGGTACAAATTTATATTATACAGATACAAGAGCCCGTGCCGCAGTAAGTTTAACAACTGGCAACTCTAATCTTTTAGCCTATAACGCAACAACCGGTATTTTCACATTTGTAGTACCAACTACAACTGATATCGCTGAAGGTACAAATTTATATTATACAAACACAAGAGCCAGAGCCGCAATCAGTGCAACAGGTTGGGATAGACTAAGTTATACTGCTGGAACAGGTGTTATCAATATTACTGCTCCAAACACAACCAATGTTGCAGAAGATCCAGCCGCGACAGTATCAAGTGGTACCATGTATTTCACTAACGCTCGTGTCAAGGCCGCAATCAGTGCAGTTGATGCAGGTGGTGATGGTAGTTTTGCATATGACTCTGCAACTGGTGCATTTACTTACACAGGTCCAAGTGATGCTGAAGTTCGCGCACACTTTAGTGCCGCAACAAGTGGAACTGGTTGGGGTGGATTGACATATGACTCAGCAACTGGTGTTAATACATTTGCCAAAGTAACAGATGCAAATATTCGTCAAGCATTGAGCGCCGCAACAAGTGGTACTGGCTTTGGTGGATTGACATATGACTCAGCAACTGGTGTAGTTACATTTGCCAAAGTCACAGCCGCTGATGTTCGTGGCAATTTAAGTGCTACAACAGCTTCAGGTGCCACATATGACTCAGCAACTGGTGTTATTGCATTGGCTAACATTCCAAATGCAAGTTTGACAAACAGCAAAGTTACACTTAACACACATGATGTTTCATTGGGTGGTAGTTTAACATTAAATGCTGATGACATTGCTGAAGCTGTTGGTGGAACCAACAAGTACTTGACAGATGCACGATGGGATACAAGACTTGCTACTAAGACAACAACCAATCTTGCAGAAGGTACTAACTTATATTATACAACAGCTAGATTTGATACACAATTAGCCACTAAGACAACAACCAATCTTGCAGAAGGCACTAACCTGTACTACACAAATGCTCGTGCCAGAGCCGCATTAGTTGGTGGAACTGGTGTATCATACAATACTAGCACTGGCGAAATTGCAATTGGACAGGCTGTAGAGACATCAAGCAATGTTACTTTTGGTAATGTTACAGTTGGTGGTGATTTGACAGTTAACGGTACAATGACTGCTGTAAATTCAACAGTTGTTACAATTGCTGATAAAAATATCACACTTGGTGCAGGTGCCGCAGATGCGTCAGCCGCTAACGGTGCTGGTATTACAGTAGATGGCGCAGGCGCAACAATTACCTATGTTTCAAGTTCAGACAAATGGGCATTGAACAAAGGCTTGACTGTAGCAGGTGACTTGAGTATTACTGGTGGACTGGCCGCACCAAGCTTTACTGGTGACTTAAACGGTAGCGTATCGGGTGCGTCAGGTACATTTAGTTCGTTGATTAACGGACGAGTTGTATTTGCTGGATCTGCAGGCCTATTAAGTTCTGATTCAGATCTAACATTTTTAACTGACACACTAACTGCTACAAAAATAGTTGGCACAACAAGTGTTTCTACTGCTAGTTTGACAGCAAGCTCATTGACAAGCGGTCGTGTTACATTTGCTGGCACAGCTGGACTACTAAGCGATAATGCTGGTTTGACATTTGCCGCAGGTGTATTAACATCTACAGTTGGTTTTGCTGGTGCATTGACAGGTAATGTTACAGGTAACCTGACTGGTAATGTAACTGGACAAGTTAGTGATATTAGTAATCACAACACAAGTCAATTAGCAGAAGATCCAGCCGCGACAGTATCAAGTGGCACCATGTACTTTACACAGGCCCGTGCCCGTAGTACTTTAAGTGTAGTTGATGCAGGTGGTGATGGCAGTTTTGCATATGACTCTGCAACTGGTGCATTTACTTACACAGGTCCAAGTCCAACTGAAGTTCGCGCACACTTTAGTGCCACAGCAAGTGGAACTGGTTGGGGCGATTTGACTTATGCCGCAGGTGTATTCACATACGCAAAAGTAACAGATGCAAACATTCGTCAAGCAGTGAGCGCAACAACAGTAAGTGGTGTAACTTATAGTTCATCAACTGGTGTTATTGCACTAGCCGCTATTCCAAATAGCAGTTTGACAAACAGCAAAGTTACAATTAACACACATGATGTTTCATTGGGTACTAGCTTGGTATTGAACACAGATGATGTACAAGAACTTGGTTCACCAACCAACAAGTACTTCACTGACACTCGTGCTAGAAATGCTATTAGTTTGACCACAAGCAAAAACACAGTATTGTCATACAATGCCACAACTGGTGTATTTGTATTTGACTTGGCCCATACAACAACTGATGATGTTGCAGAAGGTGCAACCAACAAGTACTACACTGACACTCGTGCAAGAGCCGCTATCAGTAACGGTGCCAACATTGACTATGACAACACAACAGGCGTTGTCAGCACACAGGCCGCTGTATGGTCAGTCAACGGACAAAACCACACAGTTGTTCTATCAAGTGATGACATTTCTGATCTTGGTCGTACAAACAAATGGTTTACAAATGCTCAGGCTCGTGCCGCAATTACATTAACATCAAATGATACTAATGTATTAAGCTACAACGGTGGTACTGGTGTATTCACATACGCAAAACCAAATACTGATGCAGTTGCAGAAGGTTCAACTAACCTGTACTATACCAATGCAAGAGCAGATGCTCGTATTGCAGCCGCAAGTATTAATGCATTGGCCGACGTTGACACAACAGTTGGTTTATCTGATGGTTACACACTGGTTTGGTCTGCCGCAGGAAGCAAGTTTGTTCCACAGAACATTGCTACTTCAAGTACATCATTGAACTTTACCGGTGATGGCACAACATTAAGTTACAGTACTGGTGTTTTAGTAAGCTCAATTGACAATACACAAGTGTATGTCAACGGTTTAATCCAAGCACCTACATACTCTTATAGTATTTCTACTACAAGTGGTATAACAAGTATTGTATTAACTGAAGCTCCGGAACAAGACGATTATATCTATATTCGCGTAAGTTCAGTCTCTGGCTTGACAGCTGGTGGTGTTCTAAATGAGTCTAGTACAATCGACGGTGGTACATACTAATCTAATTTAGAATCTAAATTGGTTGAGTAAAAGGGAGGGCATAGGAAACTATGCCTTTCCTGCTAAATACTGCGTCAAATTGACTTTGAGGTAAGAGTATAAATGCCAATATTTCGCGGTAGAAATTTAGTAAGTGCAATCTCAGACTATAAAGATAGTGCAAGAGTTGTGCTTCGTTCCCCTATTGACCTGGCCAATTCTGTTTTTACAATTGACGGAGTGACACTGAACGATAAAGATAGGGTATTGTTGGCTGGCCAAAGTCCAGCAACTACCAACGGAATTTATACCTGGTCGGCCAGCACTAATAAACTCACAAGATCAAAGGACGCAGATAGTAGCGTAGAGTTGACTTCCGGCGCCAAAGTGTATGTGGAAGAAGGAACTATTAACGAAAAAACAACATGGACTGTGATCACTGCAGGAAATTTTACAATTGGCACATCAAGTATTGTATTTGCCAAAGAAAGCAGAATTGGTCCAGTTGATTTATCTGGAGCCTACGGCGCTTCTACCAAAACCCTAACAATAACATTAAACGAGTCCGGCCAAATTGACTCAATCGCCCAATCAGACATAGCTCTCGATGGCGGCGAATTCTAAAATATTCAAGTACTACCACTGATTATTGGTTGGTCCTGGTAAATAGCTTTGGAAAGAATGGACGAAACCCATCAATAGACCAAAAAGGGAGTAGATACTCAAAATGGCCAATCAAATCATTTTAAAGCGTAGTTCACAGGCGAGCAAAGTTCCAACAACAGCTCAACTAGAATTAGGCGAAATTGCTATCAACACATATGACGGCAGAATTTTCATCAAGAAAAACAACGGAGCAACATCAGTTGTTGAAATTGGTGGTGTAACAACCGTCAACACATACGGCGGCGCAGTAGTTCTAAATGCAGATGATGTATTAGAAAAAGCATCATCGCCAAATAATTTATATTTCACTAATGCTCGTGCAAGAGCCGCATTAAGTGGAACAGGTAGCATCAGCTACAGCTCATCAACTGGTGTTATCACAACTACCCAGTCAATCACAACTGCCGCTACACCAACATTTGCTGGTTTAACATTGACCGGCAACATGGGTATCACTGGTAACATTACACCAAGTGCAAGCAACACCTATAGCCTAGGTACTGCTTCATATCCGTGGAAAGACGTGTTTGTTGGTCCAGGTACATTGTATGTTAACGGCAAAGCAGTTATTCAGGACACATCAGGTACAATGACTTTCAGTACTGACACTGACCAAAACATGCGTATTACCACAGCTGGTACTGGTGTTTTACAATTGGGTTCAAGTACAACATTAACAGCAGTAAGCGGTACTTTACAAATTCAAAGCGGTAAGAATGTCACTGACAGCGCAGGCGTAGCAGTTTCGTTTGGTAATGCCATTAACATGAACACTGCCAAAATTATTGGCCTAGGTACTCCAAGTGCCAATACAGATGCCGCAACAAAAGGTTATGTTGATAGTACAGTTGGCGCATTAAGCACAAGCAGTATCACACAAGGTAACTCAAGTGTTTCAGTAGTTGACACAGGAACAGGTTCAATTACACTGACAGCAGATGGTTCAACAGCCATGACCGCTGATGCAACTGGTGTTACAATTTCAGGCAACTTGACAGTCAACGGAACAACAACCACAGTCAATTCAAATACAATTAACTTAGCTGACAACATTATCACATTAAACAGTGATTGGACTGGCTCAGCCTCACAAAATGCTGGTGTTGAAGTCAATCGAGGTGATGATTCCAAGGTATCATTGCGTTGGAATGAAGGTTCGGACATTTGGCAATTTACAAATGATGGCGCAACATACTATCCAATGGCAGTCAATACAGATGGATTGGCAGAAGGTAGTACAAACCAATACCATACAACCACTCGTGCTAGAGCCGCATTGAGTGCAACAACAGCAACTGGTGTTAGCTACAGTAGTGCAACAGGTGTAATCAGCTTGGGTTCTATCCCAAATACTGCATTGGCAAACAACAGCATCACTATCAATGGAACAGCAACAGCATTGGGTGGAACTCGTACATTGACAACTAGCGATGTTGCCGAAGGTACAAGCTTATACTATACTGATACTCGTGCTAGAGCCGCACTCAGCGCAACAACTGCAACAGGCGTTGCATACAACAGCTCAACAGGTGTTATTTCTTTAGCCAGCGTTCCAAACTCATCGTTGACAAACAGCTCAGTCACAATTGGTTCAACTGCTCTAAGCTTAGGTGCAACATCAACTGTGTTTGCTGGCCTAACAAGTGTAACATCAACAAGTTTTGTTGGTGCGCTAACTGGTAATGCTACAACAGCTACTACATTGGCAACAGCCCGTACAATTAACGGTGTAAGTTTTGATGGTAGCGCGGCAGTTACAGTTCATACAGCAGGTACAGGTATCAGCGTAAGTGGTACAAGTGTTGCAATTGATACTGCTGTAACAGTTGATAAAACAACTACTCAGACTTTGACCAACAAAACATTAACAAGCCCAACAATCAACGGTGCAACAATTGGTGGTCATTTGCTTCCAAGCACTGATGTTACATACAACTTGGGTAGTGCAACCTACAGATTCAAAGATCTATTCTTAAGCGGCAACACAATTCAACTTGGTACTGCAACAATCTCTGCCAGTGGCAGTGGTGTTGGTATGTCAAGCTTGGCACTAACTGGTGCAACAAGCGGTACTGTTACATTAACTCCTCCGGCAGTGGCAGGCACAACAGCAATTAGTATTCCAGCAACAAATGGAACATTGGTAACAACAGGCGACACAGGTACTGTTACAAGCACAATGATTGCCGACGGTACAATTGTCAACGGTGACATTAGTGCCAGCGCCGCAATTGCCTACAGCAAATTGGCACTAACTGGTGCAATTTTAAATGCTGACTTAGCTGGTAGTATTGCTACAAGCAAGATCACTGGTTTAGCTACATCTGCTACAACAGATACAACTAATGCAAGTAACATTACTAGCGGTACATTACCAAATGCTCGTTTAGTAAGTGTTCCAAACAGCGCATTGGCAAACAGCTCAGTAACAGTTGGTACAACAGCAATTGCATTGGGTGCAAGCTCAACAACATTGGCTGGTTTAACTAGTGTTACATCAACTGGCTTTACTGGTGCTTTGACAGGTAATGCAGACACAGCAACAGCATTAGCAACAGGTAGAACTATTGCTTTAACTGGCGATGTCACATACACTAGCCCATCATTTACTGGTGCTGGCAATGTAACAGCGGCAGCTACACTGGCCACAGTCAACAGTAATACTGGTGCATTTGGTTCAGCAACGGCTATTCCAGTAATCACAGTCAACGGCAAGGGTTTAATTACTGCAATTTCAACAACAGCAGTTTCTATTCCAAGTGGCGCTTTAACATTCACTGGTGATGTAACAGGTTCAGGTACAACTGGTAGTTCAACAGCATTGACAATTGCCACCGGCGCAGTTACAAATGTCAAACTAGCAAACAGTTCTGTTACAGTCACAGCTGGTACAGGCATGTCAGGTGGCGGTGCAGTGGCATTAGGTAGCACAATTACATTGACCAATGCTGGTGTAACAAGTATCGTTGCTGGTACAGGTATTAGCGTAAGTGGTGCAACAGGTGCAGTTACAGTTACCAACAGTATCACAAACAACAACCAGTTGACAAACGGTTCTGGCTATGTTACATCAAGCGTCTTGGCAAGTACACACACTGGTGCATTGTCCACAAGTAGTGCTTGTGCAACAGGTGCTTTGACAGTTACTGGTGCTATTACAGCTACTGGTGAAGTTACAGCTTACTACTCAGACATTAACTTGAAGAAGGACATTGTAGAAATTACAGATCCTATTGCCAAGGTAATGAGCTTGCGTGGTGTTACTTTCCGTCCAAATGATACAGCGTTGGCCTTGGGCATTGTTGACAAAGAAGAAGTTGGTGTTATTGCTCAAGAAGTTGAAGCAGTATTACCACAGCTTGTATCAGCCAGTGCATTTGAAGGTTATAAAACTGTTAAGTATGAGAAGTTGACAGCATTGTTGCTCGAAGCAATTAAAGCCCAACAGCTACAACTTGATGCCTTAACAGCTCAAATTGCTAAGTTAGGCGGTTCGGCTACAACCGAACTTTAAGCTCTGGTAACTAGCAAAGGAGATATACATTATGGCAATCCTTCCAGCAACTGGATCGGCAATGACTTTTACTAATGTCAAAAAGGGCTACAGCAATGCGGCCCCAGGCGCAGGCTCAAATACCGCATTACGCGGTACACTTGGCGCTTACATTAGTATCAGTACAGGTGCCGTTAGTTTAAGTTCTACATTTGGCGGTCGAAGTACACCTTATGCAACTTAATCGTTGATAAACAAAGAAAGGGCGGCAACGCCCTTTCTTTTTGGTTATGATTTCAGAAAATATTTTGATACATAGTAAGTTATTAAAGGAGTTTACCCATGCAACTATCACAAGTTGAAGTTCTAGCCAGTTCTAGAGCGTTATTGAAGAATGTACCATTCCGTACCAAATTTGAAAGAGAAAACTTTCTATATGGATCGGCCAGTGGTCCAAGACTATTGGTTATTCTTTGCCAAGAAATTGAAGCGTTGAATAATTTGTTCGAGCAAACCAGCAATGAAGACGAACTAGCGTCAGTGCTAAATGAAATGAATATCATTCTAGAAAAAATTAATGAACTAAAGGCTGAAATTGGCACAGATATTGAAACAGCCTTGGAAAATGCAGAACCTGAATTCTGGGTAGAAGCATTGGCCAGAAAAGCCGCAATTGAAGCATTGACACAAAAGTTTAGTTTTGATAATATGGAACAGATGTTAAAATTACCAGCTGAACTGTATGAAGAAACAATTACCAAGTGCCAAAGTTTTCTTAATGTAATTAATAAGACCACCAGGTTAGCAGAACGCAAGGCAAATTTATCTAATGTGCCAAGTGACGTGGGCGAATAAAACTTGTTAAAGTCCGGGAAAACTATCTTTGATAAACAACCTGCTTTGAGTGAGCAGGTTGTAATCTGCATTCCAACAAATGGAATGATGCATTCATTGAGTGCGTTTTGCCTAACCAACGCAATACGATTCACTGAAAAGCAAGGTATACCAGTAGTACTAGAAATGGATGCAGGTACAGTATTGAGCAATCAACGACAAGTATTGTTAGATAGTGCTATTAATACTCATCAAGCAGATCACGTCATGTGGTTTGATAGCGATATGACATTTCCAGAAGATGTCATTGTCAGACTACTTGAACACAATAAAAATGTTGTTTGTGCAACATACTCCAAGAGAGTAGAGCCATTTCATGTCACTGCTTTTTACAACATTAATCCTGTTGAACCAGTGGATGTCAGCGGTCACGGTCTAGCTGAAATAAAATACACAGGAATGGGTTGTGTATTAATGAAGGCCAGTATCGTCAATGAAATTCCAAGCCCACATTTTCCTCTAAAGTGGCATGCACCCAGTTCTTCATGGCACGGCGAGGATATGGGTTTTTGCGAAGTGCTTTCGCAGAACAATGTTAAAATATTTTGCGACTTAGATCTTAGTCGAGAGATTGGGCATTTAGGGACACAAGAATTTTATGTGAAGTAGGCAAGCTGACAAAAAATGAGCACCAGCGATTTAATTTTTTAAGATTGATGCCTGCAGAAATATGATATTCTGGATACATATCATTGGCCAGCACACTACGCATACTTGCACCATCCAACACTGAGCTCATTACAAGTTTAGTCTTGAGACTTTGGTCTAAAATTATACTATTGAGCAACGGATGGTACCACAATTCCTCATTGATGAGACGACGAATTTCCAAGTACCATCTTTCTGTGTGACTGATAGAATTTTTATACAGATTATTTAGAAGAGGGTTGTTAAGCCACGGCTCCCAACAATGTTGATATTCTAGTTGGTGGTGGGGCCCTGTATAAATGTCAAGTAATTTTTTATTTGGCGCCTTAATTACTCTTAACATTGTTTAATAACCCTTCGAGCGTTTCTTTAAAACCTCTACTGTTAAACATCTTGGCTGTATTGCGATGCAATGGCTGTGGCCACTCCCACATGTTTACCCAACAATAACCTGCACTCTCTGAATCAATGATGGGTACAAACTCGTCTTCGCATAAGATTAGATAACTGACATGTCTAAATCGTTTGTCTCTAGTGGTGAAAGTGTACACATGACTGATTGCAATAGTTTCTGGCACACCAGGAAAACCTAGTTCTTCACACAGTTCTCTTTTGAGTCCATTGAGGTCACCTTCATTGCCTTCAAGCTTGCCGCCCCATATGCCCCAACACATGCTGTGTGATTCACTGGGACTTCGCAACTGCATCATTGCTCTGCCTGTTTTTTTACTTACGATTAGTGCGCCTACTGCTCTCATACTTTGTAGTTAGTTGACTATGCGCCACCAGCCTTGTTCGAATATTCCTTCTATTGCCAATACCCAATCTGTGCCATTGAAGTATAACTTTTTCATTGTGTTGGCATTGGTAGTATAACCACTGGTGTTGACAGCCCGTGCATCAAATGAAACAATCCAATTACTGCCGTTATACTCAATAATGTCATTGGTAAATGCTTCCAAGTTGCCCCACAAGCTATTCATAATCATGTTGTTGGCCAATAGATATCGCTGTCCAACAGCCGGCACAGGAATATTGGCTGTGCCCGGAGAAGATCTTTCTGGATCAACTACACCGTTGATCATTGGGATTGTATCAGTTGGCAATGTGCTGTTGTCCATAGAATAGCCAAGTACATTTTCATTTCCAGGAACTTCAACCACCCGTAAAATTATTTCGTTTGGATCCAGTGCATCGCCCAATTTCAATCGAAGTTCAGTAATGCCATTTCTAATGCCGCCGTGTATCTCAAAGTGTGATTTCCAACTTAGGTTTGCACCAGTGCTGTCGTCATTGTCTTTTGCAGTATTATCATTGTTCAGTAACTGAACAAAATCTTCATTTACCTTAATGTGACGATCTTTAAAAGTGATCCATTGTCTGCTGTTTGCAGTCTGCTCATTGAGCACAATGTTGTCAAGGAATGTTGTAGCATCAATTGGGCTGTTGAAAGCACTAATGCTGGCAAGAATACTATGGATAAGCACCTGTCTTTTGACCTTGGCAGGTGGTGTCAAATAAATTGGCAGGGAGAAGATTAAACTTGCTACGTCTATGATATCGTCTGTTCCTTGCGGAATACTACGAGCAGTCCAAGTAATGTTTACAAGTTCTACCACTGCCAAACTGGTCCAGTCATATGGATTCTGACTGCTTTGTAAGTTAACACTTGGATTGAACAATAGTAAAATTTGCTCAAGTAACTGAAGCTTCTGTTCTGTATTACTGGTCCAAATGTCCACATTGATTGTTAGATCAAACGGAATAGGTGCATGTCTTTCTAAGGTATAAGTTTCACCAATGCTATCTAGTACATTGCCCAGTGGGTCAACTGCCTTCTCATAAATTTGCACAGCATCTTGATGCGACGGATTTAGGCGGCGATCTGCATTGGGCACAAGCTCTGCAATATAACAACTGATGGCAGGCACACTAAGAATTGTGTTCTCGCTGTTTTTGCGAAGTATGTGTTGACTCATACGATTCGTATCACCGTAGCGTACCGGCACTTGATGATAGTAATCATCATTGTTTGCATCCTTGCCCATCTTAACACTGAAGCCGCCAAACACACGCATGAACTGAAGCAACCAGCGTCTTATTTGTTGGTCGTAAAAATATTGTTGAGCCATTAATTATCTGCCTTAGGTTTTACAAATACTTTACTCAGGGCCTGGCGTTCAGGAACAGTATTAACAGTTCCACCAGCGCCTTGCGTAGTGGTAGTATTTGTATTGTTAATAAAATTGCCAGCGTTGACAGTATTGTTGATCCACTGCATTTCGTTCAAGTTGTCCATGACCCTATGCCATTTATTTCCACGATACACAAATAATCTAGTTGGAGTAAAATCTGCTCTTTGAAACAACATGCCCTGACTTGGCGCATCTGGAAAAGACAATCCACTGTCAACGCCTGTACGATCACTGGAATTTTCAGGGGTAGCAACATGAATGATACTTGTACTCTGTCCGCTCATTACATTTATTACTGGAACATTTGTAATGTTATCAAATGGAGTATTAAGGTAGCCGGTGTTTGGAGTCATTACTTTTGCTGATTCAACAATGGCATTGCTAATTTGAATTTCTCGATTGTAGGTACTCAATGCATTTTTCAAGCTGTCTTCATCTTCTGGATTGCCTAAGATGCTACGATATTCCTGTGCATCATTCATTGGTGCCACTTTGATTCGCCAAAGATGCGACCACCAAGTTGGACCAAAACCTTCTGCGGCTTTTGATGCATCCTGTACTACATAAAATTTGTTAATACTTTTTGCGTTGGCATCTAATAGTAAATCGTCATTCAAGTGCGGCAACTCAATGACATCACCTGCCATTAATTTTCGCCCTAGATGTTTGACCATCTCATTGGTATGGAATGTGATAAACAAGGTGTCAGCATTTAAAAATAAACCAAACTGACTCAAGTCAAAGTCTTGGTCGTTGACATTATAAGTACCACGCAATTCATAGATAGTGGTATCGTATACACGATCGCGGTTTTCCATAAACAAGATGTCTTGTATGTCCATTTCGTTAATTTCGGTCTGAGCCGCCAAATTTGGCTTGGCCGGATCTGATCCATCCTCAACTGCCGCTGGTCCTAAATATTTGTGGACCAACATGCTGGTGCCGCTGGCATCTACCATGTCACGGATCACACGGTCCTGATAGTAATAGTCTTGCGTTTTAGCGTTTTTCCAAAGTGAGATTCTAGGCATAATTTCCTCAGGTCCATTATGGACCTATTCTATTGTGTTATTTACCGCTTAGATGTCGCTTGACAGGTTCGCAAAGATAAGTTATAATAGCATCTATACGCTACTAACTTGGAGTAAAACATGGCCACAGCAACTAAACGCACAGTCGCAAAACCCCCTAAAAAGAAAAAAACACTGGGCCGAAGCACTCGTACTGCCAGAGACTCTGGCACAGTAAAATTTGATGCCAATGGCAAGCCCAAGCTAAAAGCCATCCAAGTCACTGACATTCATCGTATGGGGCACGAACCAGAATGGACTGAACAGGGCACATGGGATGAAGTGCAACGCAGAATTCAAATGAGCCGTGCGTTCAACTGGTACAACTACTCCTGTGATCACAAAGATGCCAGGGCATTTTTTGAAGCATATTGTGCTACTAAAGAAGAATTGGCACATTATCCTGCCAAGTTCAAAGCAGTCAATGACAGCCAGTATACTTTAACAGTTGGTTGGGTGTGCCGTATGGTGCTGGCAGGATTTGAACTGCAAAATGATGAGGAGCGTCACATCCATCAGCTAATTGGAAACTTGGAAGCTCGTCTTGCTTCTGAGAAAAATGTGGTAGTTGATCCAGCGGTACCAGTGGTCAAAAAAGAAACAATCCAAGACAGGCTTGCTGAAAAGTTCAGTGAAGCAATGGGCGAGATTGAAGGAGCAATTGACGAGTTTATAACTGAAGGCAAAGAATTTTCTGCTTACAAATTCTTACAAGGGCAAAACATTTCTGTGCAGTACATTGCCAAAGTGGCAGAATTCATCCAACCCAAAATTAACGAACTAAATGAATTGCTGGAAGGAAGGGACAGCCAGCTCATGGAAGGGTACAAACACATGAGCAAGCGTGATGTCAAAGCATTAATCAAGTTCTACGAGGCAATTATCAATGATGCTAGTGCATACAAAACTAGTAAAATTGCCACTCGTGCCAAGCCCAAGCGCAAGCCAGTGCCACCTGAGCGCCAAGTTAAAGGTCTAAAGTATCTTAGAGAGTTTGCTGAGCTTGGTCTCAAGAGCATTAACCCAACTGAGATCTTAGAAATGAGTGAGCTGTGGACTTACAATACCAAGACTCGCAAGTTGGGTCGCTTTGTTGTAGCCATGCATGGCGACATGGTAGTGGGACAGTTGGGCGTTAAGGGCTCTGCTATCATTGGCTTTGATGAGATCAAGAGCACTTGCAAGACCCTGCGTAAACCCGCAGAAAAGCTGGCAGAGTTTAAGACACAGGGCAAGCCCGGATTGCGTAAGTTTATGGACACCATTAGATCAGTGGAAACCAGGTTAAAAGGGCGCATTAGTCCAGAAACAATCTTGCTCCGAGCAATCAAGTAGGTTTTGTGGAGTGTCTCCGGTAAATAGTCTCGGAGACACTATATGGCAGACGACACAAAAACATCCGAACGATCAAAAGTACAACGATTCATTGAGCTTAGTCTCGGTGGTGGCATGGTTGATATTGAGCTTGACAAAGAACACTACGATCTTGTGATTGATAAATCTATTGATTACTACCGCCAGCGAAGCAGTCGTGCAGTAGAAGAAAGCTTCATGATTTTAAATTTACAACCTGCCGAAAGCACATACTATCTGCCAGACGAAATCAATGAAGTTACCAATGTTTACAGATCCAGTGGCGGCGGTATTGGAACCACGGCCGCATCATTTGAACCGTTTGAAGCTGGCTATCTTAATATGTATATGCTGAATGCCACAAGAGGCCAAGGACTTGCAACTTTTGAGTTATACATGGGTCAGCGCAAGATGCTTGGCTACTTTTTTGGTGCCAATTTGATGTTTACTTGGATTTCCGAAACAAAGCGTTTGACATTACATAGAAATATCAAAGGTGATGAACCAGTTATTTTACATACATTCAATTATCGTCCGGTTGAATCACTGCTGGCTGACACCCATTGCAAGCAATGGCTTAGAAATTACAGTTTGGCCAATGCAAAAATGATACTAGGACAAGCTCGTAGCAAGTTTGCAAGCTTGGCCGGACCGCAGGGTGGAGTACAATTGAACGGCAATGATCTGATCACACAAGCATCAGCTGAAATAGAAAAGCTGGAAGATGACTTGTCAAAATATTCAGATGGTGGCACACCACTGGGCTTCATAATTGGCTAAAAAATAATTGACCTAGTGTCACAGTTGTGCTACACTTAGCTATGACTACAAAAATTATTGGCGTATGTGGATTTATAGGGTCTGGTAAAGACACAGCCGCAGACTATCTTGTTAACTTTCACGAATTTCGCAGAGATTCTTTTGCCTCAACCCTCAAAGATGCGGTAGCCGCCGTTTTTGGCTGGGATAGAGAAATGCTGGAAGGCCGCACTAAACAAGCCCGTGAATGGCGAGAACAAGTGGATCCCTGGTGGAGCACCAGACTTGACATGCCAAACCTAACTCCTCGCTGGGTTTTACAGTGGTGGGGAACTGAAGTTTGCCGTAAAAGCTTTCACGACGACATATGGATTGCAAGTTTAGAAGCTCGCTTACGAAATACCACAGATAATATTGTAATTTCTGACTGTAGATTTCCCAATGAAATCAAAGCAATTAGAAATGCTGGTGGACAAGTGATCAGGGTAGTGCGAGGAGAAGATCCAGAATGGTACGATATTGCCATAAGTACAAATGCTGGTACTTTCAACCATATGGCCACTGCCTACTCAGATGTGCATGCCAGCGAATGGGCTTGGGTTGGTACCAAGTTTGATGCAGTAATTGACAACAACAGTACTGTGGATAATCTATATAAACAGCTAGAAATGGTTGTCCAGTAAATTATAAAATCAGTTGTACCGCTAAATATCGTCATTTTTCGTTTTATAGCTAAATATCTTCATGAAGGGTAATGAGAATCCCTTAAGATTACGGAGATATTAAAATGGCTCAGCTAGTTTCCCCAGGCGTAAGTGTATCGATCATTGATGAAAGTGCATACGCATCTGCAGGCAATGGAACTGTACCTGTTATTGTTTTAGCAAGTGCTTCTAACAAGAAAGCACCAGACGGAACAAGCGCAACTTACACTACAGCACCTTTTGCCCTTAAACCACTAATGCTCACAAGCCAGAGAGAATTAGTACAATTATATGGTGAACCAAATTTCACTATCGTCGACGGCACACCAGTACACGGTCACGAATTAAACGAATACGGCTTGTTGGCCGCTTACTATTACTTAGGCATTGCCAACCGCGCAATTGTTGTGCGAGCAGATCTAAAGATGGAAGAATTAGAGCCATCAGCAATGGCACCAGTTGGTCCTCCAACCAACGGTCAATACTGGTTAGATACATTGTTTTCATCTTGGGGAATCTTTGAAGGCGACGGCAACAAGTGGATCAAGCAAAAAGTTAGAGTCACTGTTGGTGCGCCAGGCAACGGCGTTGGTGCCAACGGAGACTATGCAGTAGATGCCAGTACCACAATGCGCCAGTTCTATAAAAAATTAGCTGGTGCCTGGGTACATTTAAGTTCAGCCGCAATTTCTGCCACTGTTACAATTAGTGCTCACTATAACCGTCCAACTCCAACACTTGGAAATGTTTGGTTTAAAGTAACAAGTCCAAATGCAGGATTTGCTCCAGTCATTAAGAAATACAATGCAAGCACAGAAACATGGACAAAACAAGTAATTGGTCCAAACGGTGCTGACATGAGAATTGGTTACGGCAACAACACACTTGCAACTACAGCATTTGGAGATGCACTAAATGTAAATGATCTTTACATTGAATTTCCAGATAGCAACGAAGCAAAATTTCAAATTAGACGCTACAATGGTGATGCTTGGGTTGTAATTGATCCATCAGCAGGCGATGACAAACCAGCAGGCGCAATTCCAAATGGTAAGTTATGGTATGATGCCGGCGACACCGTTGACATCTATGTAAAAGATACAGTGGCAGGAACACCAATTTGGAAAGCAGTCAGTCAAGTTGATGTCAACACTGAAGAGCCAGCAAATCCAAGCTTTGGCGATGTATGGGTTGACACAAATGACATGGCCAACTATCCATTACTAAAAGTATATGATGGTAGTGCTTGGGTCGCTCGTGACAATGCAGACCAAACTACAGAAGAAGGTTGCTTGTTTGTTGATTTAACAACAACATTGGGCGACACCACAGGAACACAAAATGGTGCAACAGCATTAGAGACAGCACCAAACCCAGCTTACTATCCAGATGATATGCTATTATGGAACAGCGCAATGAGTTCTGGTAATGTTAAGAAATGGGTAGAAGACGGAGATATGAGCCGTTGGCACACAGAATCTGGCAATATCGATGCAGGCGCCAAAGCCGGTGCTCCTTACATGTTTGACAAGGCACAACGCCGAGTAGTTGTCAAGCGTTTACAAGAAGCATTGACAGACAATCCGGATCTTCGTGCAGAAACACTAGACTTCAACTTAATTGCAACTCCAGGATATGTTGAATGTTTAGACGAAATGATCACATTGAATTATGATCGTAAGGAAACAGCGTTTATTATTGCCGACACTCCAATGAAGTTATCAAGTAGAATGAGTGATGTTCATACTTGGGCATTGGGTACACAAGCAGGCAGTAACAGTGCCGATGGCCTAACAACTCGAAGTAGCGGAGCCGCAATTTACTATCCAAGCTGTTTATCAACAGACTTGAATGGCAACGATGTTGCAGTTCCAGCAAGTCATGCAGTATTGCGTGGCTTTGCCTACAACGACCAAGTTGCTTATCCATGGTTTGCACCAGCTGGTTTAACTCGCGGTGCGCTAAGTGGCATCAGTAACTTGGGTCTAGTAACTTCTGAAAACGAATTCATGCCAATGGCATTGAATCAAGGTCAGCGAGATACATTGTATCTTGACAAGATTAACCCGTTGGTCAACTTCCCAGGCCAAGGTTTGTACATCTGGGGACAGAAAACATTGTACGCGGCAGATACCGCATTGGATCGTGTTAACGTCGGCCGTTTATTAGCTTACTTGCGTAAACAGTTTGATATTATTGCTCGTCCGTTCATATTTGAACCAAACGATCAAAAGACTCGCGATCGTATTATTTCTGTATTCAACGGCTTCTTGGCAGATTTGTATAGCAAAAGAGCTGTTTATGACTTCTTAGTAGTTTGTGATTCAACAAACAATACACCAGCTAGAATTGATAGAAATGAACTGTACATTGATGTGGCAATTGAGCCAGTCAAAGCCGCAGAATTTATCTACATTCCTGTTAGGGTAGTAAACACTGGCGCGATTGCCGGCGGCACTAAATAAGGACAAGGAGAAATAAAATGGCGGTCCAATTAGACAAATTTAATGTACCAGGTGGTAGCTCAGGCGCTCTTGTTCAACCAAAGTTAGGTTATCGTTTTCGCGTAGTCCTAAATAACTTTGGCAATGGTGCTGATACACTTGAACTAACAAGTCAGGTTGTTAGCGTAACTCGTCCAAGCGTAACGCACGACGATATCACAGTTGATGTTTACAATTCAAGAATTTTCTTGGCAGGTAAACACACTTGGGATCCAATTACAATCACTGTAAAAGATGATGTAACTGGCAAAGTTGCAACAGCAATTGCAAAACAACTTGAAAGACAGCTGGACCATGCTAGTCAAGCCGGTGCAACATCTGGACAAGGCTACAAATTTGGTTTGCGTATTGAAAACTTAGATGGCGGAAATGGTGGCGAAGTTGTGTTAGATGGGTGGCACCTAGGTGGTGCATACATTCAAAACGTCAACTACGGTGAGAACAACTACTCAAGCAGTGATCCATTGAACATTACCATTGCCATCAAGTATGACAATGCCAACCATATTGTAACGGATATCCCAGTACTAGAAGGTGACACACCAGACAACACAGCAGGCGTATCAACAGCAGGTGCTTCAGGCGGTTAATAACTAGCTTTAATATCAAGTGATAAGTAAGTGTAAGCAGAAATGCTTGCCCTTATTAGGAGAAATAAAAAGGGCGAGAAATCGCCCTTTTTCATTATAACAAATGTCATATTCAAATTTAGCAACACGACTTATTGGCCGTCAGGAAAATGGACTTCCTCTTGAAAGCGGATTCCCTTACCTAAAATTTGCATGGGATGTTGTTCTCAGTGGTGAAGGCATTGGTTCAAGTCCCCCGTTGGTCGCTAAAACTTGTGAGTTGCCACGCTGGTCTACTGACACACAAATTATCAATGTCTACAACCATAAAACAATTGTACAAACAAAATTCAACTACGAACCAATTACTATAAGCTTTTATGACCAGTGTAACAAAGTTGCAGATTCGGTGATTTGGAAATTTGTGCATGGTCAGTTTGATTGCACAGACGGCAGTAAAAAAGCAGACTTTGCGTCAATCGAAGTAAAAATTACGCAGAAGTCGTTGGGAGGTGGCCCTACCTCTGATAAAATATACACATTGAAGAATGCATTCATTACAGATGCACAACACGATACTTTGGATTATGCAACTAGTGATGTGGTGTTATGGACAGTGACAATTAGGTATGAAAATATGGAATCTGAATTTTGTGATGGACAGGCACAAGATGTTACCACTGGTGTTGGTGCTTCGGCGTTGAACAAGACTCAATCACCTCCAAATGCAATATCAACCCCAGTGAATCCAGCAGTTAACAAGCCAGCTGATAAACCTGTAAATGGCTGGGTGCAAAATGGCGGCGGTTCCGCCAATAACAGTGATCCGACTTCGGCGTCATACGGAATCCCAAGAGGAAGAGCTGGTCTACACAAGCTACCAGGTGATGTTGGATATGATCCAAATATAAATCCAGTCAAGCCAGGAAGCCTGGCCAGTCGTCGAACAACATTGCCACCAGATCCACATGCCAAGCCACCGACACCAACAGTGGAATCTTTTATGGCAAGAAGCTTTAGTACAACTACACCACAATTTGTAAATACAGTTACAATTCCATTGGATAATAACACAGCAGAGCCAAGTTTGTATGATGCAAGCACTGGTACAGTTTCTCCTGCGACAAATAGTACTTTTCCAACTCGCACCGAGGCCAGCAAACAGTCAGACTTTTTGTCTAGACTAGAAAACATGCCCGACTTCAAGTCAAGCACTACAGAATGGCAAACTGCATTTAAGAACAATTTTAATCCTGCCAGCGATTCTCCAAAGGATTTACAGATAGCAGTCAAGCAAGCTCAACTGGAAGCCAATACATCAACACAGAGATATGCACCCGAAGTCAGAGTGGTCGATAGAGAAGTAATCTATAATACTGCGCTGAACCAACAAAAAGAAGCAATTGGTCCAGCTGTTGTCAACGGATATGCACCTGTCAACGCCAACGATACCAAAAGCAATACACTATCAAGCCAACAGGCCGCTCGACAACAAAGTTATCAAACAACTAATCCATTAAAGGGTAATTCAACAGTATGGTAAAAGTAATTCCACAAGTGGACTTTGACAAAGCAGTTCAAAAGATTTTATCAGTTGGACTGTCCAGGATTGCCGCAGAAAACATTGTGATTGTTTTTTGGAATGTGTGTGTAGAAAAAGATTTAAACTTTAAACAATTTGTTGACAAAGCTACCAGCACAGGTAAAATAGATGTTGATCAAAACATATTGGATTATATCAATTTAACCTTGCCCAACACAGTTAGATATTACAAAGACAAACCTGCCAAATTGAGTACTGTAATTGCTCGTGAACTATAATGGCCAACAACTACTCACAAGGGTTCTTTACTCCAACGCACCCGGAGAAATATGTAGGTAAAGGCACTCCTAAATACCGCAGTGGTTGGGAACTGACATTCATGCGTTTTTGTGACAACCATCCGGGTGTAGTTAATTGGGCAAGTGAAAATGTACGCATACCTTATCGCAATCCTTTCACAGGAAAAGACACATTCTATGTTCCAGACTTC